CTCCTTATGTGAAGTACCTAGACTTATTGTATTACTTGTCGACATCTAAAGTCAATGCCTATTTCGACAGTAGCTGAGAGATTGCCTCTAACGTTGACGCATCAGCTTTTACCAACTTAGCGACTAATTCGTTTAGATCCCCGTCACGCTCGATTGCTTGTCGAACAGTGTGTGGAACTCGCTTGGCTATCTTGAACAATTTAACCTCGCTGATCCGAAACTCACGAGCTATTTTATAGATCAGTTCATCCTGTGGAAGGTGGATCCCGTTTTCGATTTCCGATAAATACTTAGCGCTGACGCCAACCGCCTCACCAAGGCTTCTTAGTGAGTGAGCTTTACGTTCGCTTCGTAGCTTTTTTAATGCGCGACCAAAGCGTTTCTTGGTCTCCAGGAGCTCGTCGCCCCGATTTATTGCTGTAATTGCGCTGTGCTTCATTCCTACTTGCATCGGTTTTTCCTCCTTTAATTGTATGGGTTGGCGTGTAATTGAAACTACCTAATTTAATACCCATAGTGACCTCCTAATTGATATTGTCACGGACGCCTAACCGATAGGGGAGAGGCGTTTCGCCCATTAAGGGCTCATCAGCGTAACTATGCATGTGTGAATCCGATTATTGCCGCATTGGCTTCGGCTTCCGTATCGAACCGAGCTAGAAGGCGATCATCCTTGGCTTTCTCAGCCAGGACGACGACCTCCCACTTATTTAGATCGAACAGGTAACGTTTTGTAATCATTCTGAATCATCCTCCAAAATCTCATCTTCACAATTGTTGCAGCATTCCAAGATCGTGTAACCTCCGACTATCTTCGTATCAAAGAAGTCGGAAGTACAGCCGCAAAACGTACATTTATTCATTTGATTTAGCCTCCTTTAGAAACTGTTTTATTTCTTCGATGCTGATTCCTAGACGTTTCGCTTCGATTATCAGCTGTAACCACTGTTCATCAACTGTAGGAGTTGCTGGTGAATTACTCATGATATAAATTCCTCCCATTTGGCGTTGCCTTTGACTCTAATTTGTGAGCGAACAGAACCGGAATCATATTGGCTCCAATCGTGGAAGGCTTCTGCGCTGTTCTCATCGTCACATACCGCTGTGTAATATAGGTTGCCGTCATCATCCCAAGTACGGACTTGCATCTTACCGCCCTGGTAGTCACGTTCCTTGCCTTCATAGCTAGTGCCATAAACCGAAGTGCCGTATTTTTCAGCACGTTTCACGCTTTTTTCATAACCGTGGTCTTTGATAATTTTCCAGCCCATTATACTAACGCCTCCTGAGATAAAATTAATGATGTTGCCGCATCGAGTTGTAGCTCGACTCTTTCAACGATTTCGATTGATTCTTCAACTAAAACTATCATTTCAAATGGTGTCTTGATCACGGTGATTTCGATTGTGTGAGTGACTTCTAAAGTTGTTTTCATATGTAATGCCTCCAAGTAGTTTTAATGGTGTTGCAGACCATCGTACACACAATGTGTACTAGGTTTCGTCGATTAACGACTCTTCAGTGCAACTAGTAGGCAAGTAATCCTGCTCGTTTTGCTTCGTAGTAAATCCACTCTGAATCGTCCCAGGTGTAATCCTCTTTGAAGTCGTCTAATGTTGTTTCGAACACTACACGTAGAAGCTCCTTTAACCATTCCATAGGGACTGAGAATGTCGTGGAATCCTTTTTGTGGATTTCTTTGCCTTTGTAATAGGTAACTAACTTGATACGTTTAACGCCTCTCATCGCTCACACACTCCTACTAGAGCCCCGTGCTCCTGTGCTAGGACGTCAATGTCTTCCGTGTGGTCCCAAGTGAACTCGCCTAAAAACTGCTCCATTGTCCACTCGTAATTGTCTGCCGCAAATGCTCCCAGGAACGGTTTTGTAACTGCTACAATTTTGATGTGCTGAGTATCGGTTTCCTCGATGTAGGTACCGTAAGTTTCCACGCAGATGACGTTATCTAGGAAGCTATGAAGGGCGTTGTAAAGTGAGTTTGACGTTGTTTCACTCAAGACGCTATCTAAGTCGTTCAGCTTATCGTCAATATCCTTATCAGAGTTGATAACTTCTAGAGCACGATTAACATCGTCAATTTCTTGGTCTAAGATGGCGAAATCGATTAAACCGTCTTTACCGTCATCGCTCATAGCTTGAAGCTCTTGCTCCTTTGCACGGTAGATTGCTGATAATTGATTTTTTAAGTTTTCCATAGGTAAAACCTCCGAGTAATTTAGTTAGTGGGGATCCACAGACGCCCTAAGGCGTTTCGCTGTTTACAGCTCGTCAGTGTGGCTATCATCATCGCATGGCTGACCAGATTCGCACCTGGAGCCGCATACCGGACAGTATTCGTACATTATTCGTTCCTCCCTAGCAAACCGACCTCATCGTCGGCGAAGGTGGTCTTTGTAATTCGGATGGTGACGAAGTCCTCGCCTGACTTGGATACACCGTAGTGAAAGTATTTCTGTCTTTCTTGGTTGACTTCGTACTCAGTGTCCTCCCAATCTAACTCGCCGCCGCTGATGCAATTTAGGAACTCGATGCGTTGTGAATCGGCAAACAGGTAAGCGTTCGTCCAATGTTTGAATGACTTGACTTTTAAATCGCTGTGAGCACTCATATCAAAATTAGCTGTGACTGTGAAAAATTCCATTATTCGTTCCTCCCTAAAATAGCTTCGACTTTATCGAGCACCTGACGTTTTTCTCCGACTCGGATGTGTGTGTCGTCTTGCATGCACTGGCACTCCTCGATGCCATCCTCGCCGTCCTCGTAACCGCATGTGCAACCGAAGCTTTCAACCTCGCATCCGGTAGACTCGAAAGTCCCCATGAAGTCGACTGCATCGTCTAGCGCAAGACTTAACTCCTGTACTAATTCTAATAATTGTTCGTATGTTGGTTTCATAATGTAAAACCTCCTAGTAGTTGTGGTTTATCCACTGACGGGTTTCCCCGTTTCGTCCTCGCTAGGACTCGTCAGAGTGGCTATGCGTGTACTTCGACTAATTCATACAAGATGGACTCATCGAAAGTGGCTTTTAAATCGTTCACAGCTATTGGCAGTGAATCCGCTGTTATGTGGATGTGCTTGCCGGTACCTAACTTGAAAGTGAATGTTCTCATCGTGGTTCCTCCTAGTAAGATTTGATGAAATCCATGGCTTCTTCGATGCTTCCGCATCCGTCGTGCTCTGGGTAACGGCATCCTTCACCGTAAGCCCATTCATCCTTCGTGAAGACTACGTATGAACAATCAGAGCGATTTAATGCGATTACAAAACCTTTGTACTGTTTGACTTTTTTCATGTGAATGACCTCCTGGTAAGTTTTTTGTATTCACAGACGCCCCAAGGCGTTTCGCCGTCTTTACGGCTCATCAGTGTGACTATACTAGGATATATCCGAAAGTGTCTCGGACTATTAAGTTAAGCTCGTTTTCATCTTTTGCAGTGATGATGGCTTTTCGTAGACTGTCAGAGCTTTCAAAGTTGGTGAACTCAACGTCTCCCCATTTGTCAACTAAGAAGAAGTTTTTTGCCTCGCTTAGTGTGACTTGTCGTGTTTCGTTTTTACCGATTCTTATGAGAAGGAACTGTTCAACAGGTTCAGTACACCAGTCATTATCTTCATCGTCGTAGCACTTGATGATTGCATCGTCACAGTCCCAACCCTTATCGCAGAGCGCACAGTATCTAACGAATGCTTCGCCTTGGTTGCTGACTTCGTGTGTAGCTTCCCATGCTTCAATATCTTTTTGTAGCTGTTCAATGTCGAAGTAGTGAGTAACATCTTCCATGACGTCGAAATCCTGGGAGTATGCTGCATAAACTTCGGTGTATCCAGTTCCTTTTTCTACGTGAACTCTGAATAGTGACTGTTCACAACCTGACTCTTCGATTACAAACTCGGCTCCTTCGAACTCGTATCCAACAAAGCTGAGTTCCGGATGGTCTAACTTAAAGTTAAGGCTTTCGAATTTTCCTTCGTATTGTTCTGTTTGTACGTTTGTCATTGTAATGACCTCCTAAAATTTGTAGTGGTTGAATCCACGGACGGCTAAAAGCCGTTTCGCTGTCATTACAGCTCTTCAGCGTGGCTATTTGATCAAGTGTCATGGTCTTATCAACCAAGCTAACATTATTAGTCCGTATCCAATCGGTAGACTAGCGACTGCCGCAACCATGCACCATGTGAACTCTTTTCCTGTTAAACCGGCTGTTTCTAAAAACTCTCTCATCGTGATTCCTCCTATGCTACGTACATAGCTTGTTTATTTGATGTAAGTAATACAGCACTAACTTTTCCCGGTTCCTTGCGTGTTTCAGCGTCTACGAATGTGCTGACTTTGTACGGGTTGTAATACAGTGACCGTGCTCCCTCGAGCTCATACGATTCCCCGGCGTAAAATCCTTCAATGAAGGCGTGAACGTTTTTGCGACCTTCTTTGATGACTCGCTGACGACCTGACTCGCTGACTTTAAACTTGATGCCTGTTAGAAAAAGGCTTTTAGCGTGACCGACTACTAAACCGTCTTGCATGATGCTCCAGAGCTTTGTGTGTAGATTGAAGTAAGCTCGTACCGGCTTTTCTTGATTGACTTGACGTCCTTTGAATGACTGCATGACTATTTCCTCCTATGCGATTGGTACATACATGTCGTATGCTAAGTTAGAATGAAAGCTGATGCTGATTTCATAACATTGCTTGCCGTTGATTTCGAATAACTTTGGCGATACCCAACAGCTAGGAGTTAGAACACGATATTCCCAAGCCATTGTTTCTTGGCTTACAGAATCTTTGTGACCATGGTCGTTTACAGCGTCCCAGGCGTAGTCATCCGTGTAGCTGTATGCACACTTGATTTTTTCGAACTCACCACGTTCAATGGCTTTACGTACTACATCCTGGCGAATTGTTGCGACTGTTGCCGTACCTCTTTTTTCCTTGGCTTTGTCTAAGGCTGACTCGATTGATTTCCGAATTTTCATTTTCATACCTCCAGTAATTTGTAGTGGGTAAAATCCACAGACGCCACTTGGCGTTTCGTCGTTATCGACTCGTCAGTGTGGAACGTGTACATAATGTGTACCACCGCGACTATTAGTGAATCGCGATGGCTACTTTTTTGCGTCCAAATGCCTCGGCTATGATGTCGTCCCATTTGTTGGTCTTCAGCTTTTCACCGTCTTTTTCGTAGCACAGGTTACAAGTCGTACCGCAACTGCCTTTTTCGGTGTCGTCGGCACACTCGATGAAACCTTCCGGTAACTCTTGTTTACCATCGTAAGCCGTGAAGATGTTCATTCCTAAGTCGTCAGTCATTTTGACTAGTGACGGCTTTGTGTCGTGCCAGATGCTAGACATGAAGTTAATGTTGATGCTGTCTAGTGTGCGTTCGTTACGTTTCATGTAACTTTTGATGTAAGGAATCGACTTTGTATAAGCTCCAAACGAGATGTTACGTCCTTTGAAGTAATCCGTGATAGCTATCCAAGCCGCTAGGTACTCGTAACTATAGAAATCCCCGGAAACATGGATTCTAAACGTCACATGTGTGCCCTGGTATTTTTTACGGCTCAGCTGTTTTTCGATTGCGGCTATCATCGTTTCTACGAAGTCGGCGCGTTTAGTCATTTCTAAGTTTGCCTTGTGTGACTTTGCTACATTCTCGCGATTCATTTTGTAATCTTTAACCGCGTAACAATCGAATGTGCAAGCCTTAGTTTTGTAAGTACAAGTAAGAACCGGAACGATGCTAAAGTTTAAGATGTCGTTTAGCTTCGTATTGCCTTCTCGGATACGAATATACATGTCCTCAGCTTTTAATTCTACGCCTTCAACTAGTGACGTAACTTTTTCTGTGACTGACTCAACTGTTGCGTATTTTCTTTGTTTCATAATGAAACCTCCTAGTAGTTTGTTGCTATTCATTTGTAGCGTTCTAGTCGTCAATGTGTACATTATGTGTACTAGTTAAATGTTTCCTAATACGTATTTTTGTTTTCCTGTATTTACCCACACTTGACCGTCGTTTTCTAATGTGACTGTGTGAATTTTGTCGGTAAACTGTAGGTAACATTCCCAAACGTGATTGCCTTTATATTCGACTGAATCGTATGCTTTACGTAATGATTCGGTAATCTCTAATTCGGTTGCTGTCATTGACTATCGCCTCCTAAAGTTGTTGACGACTAGAACGCTAGAAACGAATTGACCGCCCTGGAAATATACAGACTGGTTGTGGGACTGATCAAGCGTTTCTAAACTACTGGGTGACTACCGTTTTCTCTGGTCGGCTATTAAATCCGACTCGAACCGTGCAACCTGTGGTCACGGCGCTTATCCTACGCCACCTAACTTGTGTTAGACGGGTTCAGAGAGCTAAAAACCATTCATCGTTATTTAGTTATCAATGTACAGCCGGTGCCGTCTACTAAGCTTTAAGGAATTTTATTTTACGTCGCCACCTGTAAAACTTCGACGTTTCTTTAAAAGCCTTTCAACGTTGTTACCCATTAGGTAACACAAGCCTATAAAATTGTTTGTACACATAATGTGTACCGTTGAAACTAATGTAACATGTAACGTGTTTACTTGTCAACAACTTTCTGAAAAACTTTTTTATCGTTTGTTCCCCGACAACTCGGGAATGATTCTAACTCGTCGTTTGCACCGGTTCCTCTATGCGTGCCGGTTCTAACTCGTCGTTTGCGTCATTCAGTATTTCGATAATTCAACTTTATCAAAACGTTATTTACTTGTCAACACTTTTTAAAAAAACTTTTTCGGCGGATTTTCTTTGTTTATAACGACCTTCGATATAACCTATAAAAAGCGGTTATTCGCGGGGGTTCAACGCCAAACCCTGTCAGGTGAGCCGGTGTTGCTTGGCTCTGAAATAAATATACCACGGTGCTATTTACTTGTAAACACCTATTTTGAATATTTTTCAGCAATATAGAAAAAAGCCACCGGAAAAAAGCCGACAAACCGCGTCAAATCAACGTTTGCAAGCCGAAAAAAAACTTTAAAAAAAGATTCGAAGAAAAAAGCCGGGAATGATTTCAAAAAAGCCGGAAAAAAGCCCAAAAAACGTATATAGGAAGAAACACGAAAAAACCGTCACGCAGCGTGCAATATTAGCCGGAAAAAACGATTCAATATGACATAAGATAAAACGGCACACAAACGGCACACAGCGACCAAAAAAGGCACACACAGCCGGCACAATAGAATATATACATATTGGACATATGGGAACGATGAAAGACGTATATTGACGGAAATATTAGGTGTACGGCCCGGACACGTCTCTATACGAAAAAACCCCGGGCCCGACCAAACGAAAAAAAGGAGATCCCGAGAAAAATTAAAAAGGAGATCCCGAGAAAATAATGGAACAAATGTTCGTTAACATGCTTTAAAACGTTGATAAATAAGGATTTTCACGTATAATAAACAGTTATCGAACGATTATTGTTTAATATTAACATTTATTTACAACTATACCTACCCGGGGTACCCCATCACGCCAAGCCGACGAGCCGAAAAAAGACCATGCCTGGTGTAAAATAAACGTCATTATCAAAACTCGAATCTGCGGACGAAGCGGCCGATGACGAAGATGGACGTCCGATGGACGGTGATGGCTGCTGATGACTGATCAATGTCGTCAACCAACTGGTTAAACGAGGCCCCCCCGTTGCCGCAAAAAGGGTAAACGTCAAAACGCAAAAACGATTTTAAAAATTTTTTATAAATTTCAAAACTCGATGGTGTTTACATGTCGATAATATGTGGTATGATATACGTAAATAGACGAATGGGAGATGGTTTACATGATAACAATCAAGTTACCGATGGACGTTGCGTGGGAGAAAGTGGAAATGCATACGAAGGTGGGCGATCCCGGGGCCGTGGTTGTGCCGCTGAAAATGGGAGAGCACGGTAGATTGGCGTTGGTCGCTACCAAAGACACCGATGGTGGATCAGACATTTATGCTGCAGTAGACATCCAGGACGTCGAAGTCAATCATCTACATAGACCAGCGGTTGAATTCGGAATTGGCGGCAAACGTTATATCGGGATCCCGGTTAAAAACTCGAAACAAGCCGGTGGTGTGCTGCATGTGATCGAGGATGCGTTGAAGCGTGAAATTGACGTAATGGTCGCTATCGATTACCTGGCCCAGAAGATCCGTGAGCTCAGTTAGCAAGTAGACATAAACGTCCTGGACACGAATGACCACTGGACACGAGTGACCTGTTGCAGCATCGAAATGACGGGTTGGACGTTCAGGCGCGGAAAGTTTCCTTACAAGCGTTAAAAAGTTTATATTTTCAGACAACTTCTGTAACCCTTGGTACGTAAGGGGTTTGCCCTCGTGCAACATTTTGTCGAAAAAAACTTTCGATTTCTTGTAAGGAAAACAGGCCCGTCATTGTTTATATATATGAGGGGGTAAACGTAATAACGTTAAACGTTAAAACGTCTTTAAAGATACGTTATAAATTAAATAAGAAAATCACTTATTTAATTGAATTGCCTGTGGCAATTCTATTACGAAGTCATTAATGTCTTGTTGGTATAACATTATTAGAGACATACGTAATATACGTTATATACGTCTAGTACTCTCACATATTAGAAACACGTTAATTAAACGTTCTATATCGACCCGATTCGAAGGGGCCGATGTGGGGCGTTTTTATTTTACCGGCATAGCGGTATATCTATGATCGTGGGTAGAGTTCATCCAAGGTGTCGACCTCGTCGTGTAAATGCCTTGCCCAGACGGTAATTACGGCCACAAGCTGTAGGTTGCGTCAACTATTCTTCTTCTATTTATAGGGTGAAGCGATTCATTGATGTTCAAGCCGATTGTGACCTAATCGCATCACAGTCAAGAAGAAACTATGAAACGAGTCGTGAAGACTCAACCTGGAACCGACCCAAGCTGGAGCATTACGATCGCCCAGCCAAGCTAGTCGGACTTTTTAGTAGCCCGTGCGGTGGCGCAGAGTAGCCGCAAACTAATATGGGAGATTAGCTGGTTTGGTTAAAGCGGACATCGTGCAGGTGTCTAGTTCGAGGGTTCAAATCCCTTCTCTCCGTTATTTCCACATTCTCCGTTTTAAAACAACTTCTACGAACCTGTAGTTGGGTAACGGAATCCTATTCTCATACGTTGGTTCGAATCCAACCTTTGTGGTGAAGCCACCGAGTAGCCAATAGGTATAGGCAAGAATAGGGAAAACTCCTTGACGAAGGGTGCTGTCAGTTAGTGTGGTTAAGTACAGCTTGCCGTCTTAGCTCAGTCTGGTAGAGCAATCGAGTATCTCGAGAGAAAGGTCGCACGTTCGAATCGTGCAGACGGTTTTTAGTATGCTGCCCGTTCCTCACAATTAGGGGGAACCATCCAAGGGCGCATACATGCTGTACGTAGTTTAATGGTAAAACGCATCCAATATGGTGGATTCCGTTGCTGGTTCGATTCCAGCCGTCAGCTCCCTCCCCTATAGAAAACGATCAGCCGTGGATTGCTTCCGAGCGCCACGGTATTTTTTATTTCTACTTAATCTGAGCCGGATTCCGAGAATTCTCAGAACTTATTACTAGAAAGGAGACAACAACCATGGCAAAGAATGTAGATTACTCGAAATTCTCGTCCGAACAACTCGCCGCTGCAAGGTTAATTACTGATCCCGAAGCTAAGCTGACAAACGCGCAGATTGCCGAACAGGTCGGTATTTCAGAGCGCACGTTGTATCGCTGGCGAGAAAAGGAAGATTATGCAGAATTACTAGAATCATTGTCCGATAGGATTATGAAAACGTTCATCTCTGAAGTCGATAAAGCTGTTATGAAGAGCGTTAAGCAAGGATCCGTAAAAGCTATGGAACTAGCATATAAGCGTTCTGGTAAGCTTGTCGATAAGAAAGAAATTTCTAGTGACGTGGATGTCACGGTAAGTGGCGTTGGCGATAAGTCGAATGAAGAGCTTATGGCTGAAGTAGCTGAGATGGAGAAGAAAGCCGGTTTATCTGAATGAAGTCGGCAGAGCGCATTGAGCGTATCTCCTTATTAAAACGACAAGCTGAGTTAATGAAGCAAAACATCGATCCTACGAATCTGTCTCGGTACTATGAGCTGCTGCAAGAGATTGCAAAACTGCAACGTATCGAGGCCGGTTTCCAGGACATTATGGTGTTTGCAAAAACGTATTTCACGGGTGCTCCTCCACACGATCTATTGAAGGCAGACACACCGAGCCCACCGTTTCATTACGATTTGGCAGCATTTCTACGTGAATCAACGTTGGATCCATTAGAACGAAAGTTTGCTATAGCAGCTCCACGTTCGCATGCAAAATCTACTATTATAACAAATATCTTTCCGCTTTGGTGTATCTGTTATGCCGAAGACGTTGAGAAGCGCTATTGGCTGCTGATTGCCGATAAGCAAGATAACGCAAGACGTTTCTTGGACGTTATCAAAAGTGAGATGGAAGACAATCCCCTACTTATTGCCGACTTCGGTAAATTAAAGGGGCCGACCTGGAACAGCTTAGAAATCATCACTAGTAATCAAGTGAAAATTCAAGCAGCCGGTGGTGGCGAAGGATTGAGGGGTTTGCGATACGGGTCCGAGCGTCCGAATGTTATTTGTGACGATATCGAGTCCGACGAAAGTACTTCAACACCGGAACGAATCGATAAGATGTATAACTGGCTTCTTAGAACCGTGGCTCCGCTTGGTGATCCGAAGAAAATGAAGTTTTTCGTTGTTGGTACGGTAATCCACTTCGGTAGTGTTTTGAACACTCTTATCAACCAGCACGGTGACTTTGAGTCTTTTAGATATCAAGCTATTGAAACATTCCCTGACCGTATGGATCTCTGGAACGAATTCGAGCGTATCTATCACTCTCGTGATGAAGGCGAAAATCCGATGGAAGCATCGAGGATCGCACGTCAGAAGGCGCTAGATTACTATAAGGAAAACTACGCTGAAATGAACGAGGGTTCAAAGGTATTGTGGCCCGAACGTATGGATCTATTAAGCTTGATGATTATCAGAGCGACTAATAGATTGGCCTTTGGATCAGAATATCAAAATCTACCAATTGATGAAAATTCACGTATTTTCAAGAAGATTTGGTACTACACACCTGAGGACGTGTCACTAGACGAATTAGATATTTTCGGAGCATGCGACCCGAGTCTTGGAAAGACAAAACGTGCAGATCCATCAGTCATCTTGACTTTAGGACGTCATCGAAAGACCGGCATCCTTTATGTTTTAGACACCGACAGGAAACGTCGAACACCGGATCAAACCATCCAGGACATCTTTAATAAAGCGAGTATCTACGAATATCTCAATTTTAACATCGAAACGATTGCATTCCAGCAAATGTTTAAAGATGAAGTCACCAAACGATCCGCTGAGCAAGGCGTTTATTTGCCGGTCAGAGAGTTCAAATCTACGGTTAAAAAAGAAGTTCGTATCTCTGCTCTCGAGCCACTCGTGAGTAACGGTCAAGTCCGCTTCTTAGCAACCCAGAAAGACCTCATTGAGGAGCTGGAGCGCTTCCCAAAAAGTTCAACGGATGACTTACTCGACGGTCTTAATATGGCTGTGGATCTCGCAAGGAAACGATCATCTGGCCTTAAGTTCGCAAATATTTAGTACACATAATGTACACACACTTTAGTAGAAAGGAGGTTAGCCGTTGGGATTTCGAGATAGGATACAAGCTGCGTTTAACGCATTTACGGGGAAAGCACCTGTCGGTAAAGCCGAGGATAATCCTTTCTTCTATGGTTACTCTGGTACAAATCAGTCTACACCGAACATGAAAGTTAACCCACAAAGGCTACGGGCCTTCAGTGAGACGGCAGTTGTTCGTCACGCAATCGATTATATCCGTAACCAGGTATCAAAACTCGATTGGGACATCACTCCCCTACCTGGAAAGAAATTCACCGCTGCTAATAAAAAGCAAGTGGAGTTAGCAAAGAACGTGTTTAGGCGACCAAATGTCGACGATAACTTTATGACGTTCCTGGGCCAGCTGATCGAGGATATGTTAGTTGTCGGATCCGGGACGTTCGAGATTAAAAAATGGGACGGCAATGCCGATAATCCCTACTTGCTCTACCCTGTGGACTCTGCTTCCATTCAGATTTACCTGGATTGGAACGGTTCACCTAACCAAAGACGATATGCTCAAGAAGACTTACAAGGTCGCCATGTTGACTTCACTCCTCAAGAACTGATGATGATGAAGTATACACCACGGACGAATACACCGTTCGGTCTCGGACCAGTGGAAGCAGCATATCAACAGATTCAGTACCTATTAGATGCTCAGTCGTATGCTGGGAAAACCGCTTCGAATGCTACACCTAAGAAACTATTATTCTTGGGTCAGGAAATCACAGATCCTCAACTGAAGGAATTTCGTGCTTACTGGCAAGATAGCGTCGAAGGACGAAGTAACACGCCAATCATTGGTGGCACAGACGATGTTAAATCTGTCGAGCTAGGTGCTGCAAACGACCAATCATTGTACCTACAATGGCAATCATTCTTGATTACGGTCATTGCAAATGCATTCGGCCTCGATGCGATGAAATTCGGTGCGACGATGGCAATGGGCCGTGGTGCCGGTGAGACAATGGATTCCATGTCTGACGAAGGTGCTGTACGTCCGATGGCGCACTCAATTGAGCATTACATGACGCAATTACTAGGTCTATTCGATCTAGATGGCGTTGCTGAATTCCAGTTTATGTTTATCACATCAATGGACGATAAAAAATCGATTGGTGCTGTGCATCAATTATACGGCCAATTAGATGTAATGACCATTAACGAAATGCGCCGTGAGATTGGTTTACCGGATCTAGAAAAGGATCCAGAAACCGGCAAATCGATGGGCGACTGTACAGTCAGTGCTTATCGAGCTAAATACGGAAGTCCCCCACCAGCTCCGACAGACGGTGAAGATCCGAATGATCCGGAAGCAGCGAAGGGTCAAGTAAATGGCGATAAAGGTAAGACAGGAAATGAAGAAAAGAATAACGGTGTTGATGGCGCTAAGAAGATCAAGGAGAAAAAATCCGAGACCAAAGCCCATGACGCTGGATTGAACGCATAGCTCGAAAGGGGGTGAGTATTTGAAAAAGATCGCTTTAAAAGCATCTGCTAACGGAAAATTGAGTATTAGCGCACTAGAACATCCCAATAGAATGCCTTTCTCAGGTGTAATGACTTATCTGAACCGTCTATCAACAGAGCCTCCTCACGGAGCAAACGGTTTACGGGTTTATATCCCTATTGAAGTCGGAGCACCGGCAGTAGCATCTCTTAAAGGAATGGCTGTTAACTATGTGGAAGGAAACCCAACTGGACACGATCCTAAGGCAAAAGTAGGCGTAATTACCGAGGCCTATCTCGGAGAAACGCAAAGTGACGGCGCTGTGCCGGTTATGATCGAAGGATACGTGTACGCACTAGATTTTGAGGACGCTGCGATGTCAATCAAAGCAAGTCAATCGACTCTAGGATTCTCGTACGAGACGGCGCAAACGCAACTCGTTAAAGGAGAAATCGATGGTGTTCCAGCCGCTGTAGTTACTAGTCTAGGATACTTCACAGGCGCTTCAATTTTATACCGTCATTCAGCTTCATACGCTGACACCTCCCTCGCCGCTTCAGCAGATAAAACAAAGGAGGAAACAGAATTGAATTTAGAAGAATTGTTAGCCCAATTAAAGGAATTCGTCGGTGGCGAAATCAAAGCGCTGAAAGATGAATTACAACCACAAGCCGAGGTTGCTCCCGAAGCTGAACCTGTTGCTGAGCCTGAGGTTGTTGAACCAGCCGCTGAGCCAGTAGTTGAGGCTGAACCAGCACAAGCTGAGCCGGAAGTTGTAGTCGAGCCAGAAGCCGACCCTACTCCAGACCAAGAGGTTGTTCCGGAACCAGAAGCTGCTCCAGCAGAACCAGTTGCAGAGCCGGTAGCTGAACCAGTTGCTGAAGAAGCAACATTAAACGCATCTAGTTTACAAGCTGAACTTGAGGCCGTTAAAGCTGAATTGAAGTCACTTAAGGAAGAAACAAGTTTACAAGCGTCTGCTCGTAAATCAATCCTCTACCCTACGTCAGCTCTAGCAAAGTATGAAGTTGACGCAGCTGATGACAAAACGAAGTTAATGGCTTCCATCGAGAACAACAAAGATTTAACTATTGAAGAGCGCCTTGCATTAAAAATCGAGGCTTTAGCAAAACAAAACTAATTAGTACACATTATGTACACACAGGAGGAAATTAATTAATGGCAAATCAAATTGCACAATTCACTAACTTAAATGCCGCTGCTGACTATATGGGCAACGGTGCTATCATCGTTCCAGAATTCCAAAGCGAAATCAACGACCTTGTTCGTCGTGCTGGTGTTTTAGGACAACGTATTGAGTATGTCCCAGCTACCGGTTCTATCTCTCGCTGGTTCGATCAAACTGCGATTGCTGATGGTCAATACACTGACCCTCGTACTATCGCTCCAACAGCAACATCACCAACTCGTGTTGAAAAGTCTCTAGTTGTTAAGGCGATCACTAACCAAATCAACTACAGCTTATTCGACCTAGAAACAGTTGGTCAGCAAGGAAACGTATTCGCTCAATTAAAGGCGAAAGATTTGAAGGACATGGTTAATGGTGTACTTCGCTTACGTGACAAAGGTTTATGGGCTGGTACTGATACTGTTTCCGGTAACCAAGTTGGTAATGGTGGCATTCAGTTCGTAGGTTTAGTAAACCAAATCACTAAGACTCAAACAATCGGATCTTCTGCTTCTATCCTTGATGGCATCCGTACTCAAGTTGCTAACATGGTTAACGATCCGTTGTTCGCTATCCGTCCAACTGCGATCTACATGAACCCAATCGCGCTTGATTACCTTGAGCAAGAGGTGAAGAACAGCAACAACGCAATCCGTTACATCGGTACTGACATGGCTGAAGTTAAAGCTGGTCTAAGCGTAATGGGTATCCAAACTGCTGCTGGCTTACTTCCAATTATCCCAGAACCATTCTTAACAATGGATCAGACTATCCCTGGTATCGCTGCTGCTGGTGCTGGATTACACAACTATCCATTCGCTATCGTTACTGAAGACCTTGTTGAATTCCACTACGTTGGCTCTAAAGACGTTCGTGTGTTCCAACTTGGTAAGACTTCTAACCTTAACGAATCTTACGTTGGTGTCCACTTCGGTGCTCCTGTAGCTAAGCTTGCTGGTAACGCTCATACTATCGGTGTTATTCAACGTGCGTAATTAATGTAATCGGGGGCGTCTTCGGACGCTCCTTTTTCATTTACATTATGACGTTTTAAAGGAGGATTAGCAAAATGGCAAAAGCAAAAGCAAAAGAAGCTTCATTAGAACCGGAATTCGTTGAGGTTGAACATTTCGCAGATGCTAAAGATGCTGTATATGTTGGCGATGGATTTCGTGCTCATTTCGTAGATGGTAAAGCACTTGTTCCGGCCGCATTCGTACAGGAACTTAAGGAAGCGAAGCTGATTAAATAATGACGTTATTAGAACGTGCCGAATTGTTATTTGAACGCTATGTCGGCTACAAGATTCAACTAAACACCTACACCGAGGTATTACATTACGGCGATAAAGGCGCTGTGATTCGTGATGATAAGGTGATAGAAATCCTTTCAATACGTGCAAAGGCAGCTGCCTGGGTGTTCGAAAACTTCTTCGGAGGAACCGAATGGGAAGACATTGATCTGGCTCAAACGGTAATCCACGAGAAAGACGGCTACCTTTATATTAACCTCCCTCCTACCCTATTCGGGACTGCGTATTCAGAAGTTGAGGTAACGTATATATCCGGTCATCAAAGTGTCCCAGACGACATGCTCGATGCAATTCAAGAGATTGAAAGTCTATTAAAACAAGGCGTGATTACAGAGTGGAATTGTATCTTACCTGTCTCTGTACTCGATGTTATTAACAAGTACCGAAAGGAGGTAATCGACTAGATGTCACTCTATGTTACAGCTAATGAGTTCAAACAAGCACCTACGGGAATCGATACTTCCACACTAGACCAGACAGCTTACGGAAATCAACAGGCCCAAGATGGTGCGCTGCTGAACATCCTTAGACGTGCTTCGGCATGGGTTGACACTATTGTCCAGCAAGAATCGCTTGAGGCAACAGTGAATACGGAGCTCAAGGAAGTGCGAATGGGGCGTGATGGGCGAGTTAACGTCCACGTCGACCAAGTCCCTATTATTGCGCTACAGAGCGTACAATATCGTTCTCACCCTCGTGAACCGTATGAACAAGTCGACTTGAACAGTATTGAAGTTCGTGACAATTGGTTCACGATCTATGATTTGTTCTACAATACCGCTCTCGGTCAAGATGCTGCAAC